TAGAGAATTTGGTGTTGGAGAAGATGTTCCTATTCCAGAAATAGAAGAGATTAAAGTATTTAGATCTCATCCTCCTATTTATATTGTGTATATAGATGCTAAACCAGTAGAAGTAGATGATCAAACATTACATGATCCTGAAAAATTTTCAATTGCATGTATGGTACAATTAGGACAGCCGATGCTTCCAGTAGGTAAATTACCTTGGAGAAAATTATTAAGAAAGTTTATGGGTGGAAATATGAAAGAGATTGAAAACGTTCCTCAATCATCTAAATTAGATGTTCAATTAAGAGATTTGATAACTGATTTTATTCACAGAGCGCCAGGAAAGAAATTTGAAGATGTTAAGAGAGGTCTTCCTTATTCTGAGGATGGATATACCTATTTTAAAAATGAAAGCTTTTGGAATTTTTTACAAAGAAGTAAATCTTGGAATATTCGAAAACAGAAAACACAAAAGATGTTAATGGATATTTTTCAAGCCAAAGAAGAAATTACTAAACTAGATAAAAAATCAATTAGAGTTTGGAAGATGAAAACTCCAGAACATGAGAAACTAGAAATTAGAGAAGAACAGATAAAGGAGCCACCATTTAGAGCATGAGTAGAATAATTATTCCAGGGCCTCCAGGAACAGGTAAAACGCATCATTTAATTAATAATTATTTAAATAAAGAATTAAATGAATATAAAACATCTGCCGATAGAATTGCATATTTAACATTTAGTAATGCAGCAACTGATGAAGCTGAAACAAGAATACTTTCTACATTTCCAAATGTAAAAAAATTTCCATTTATTTGTACAATGCATTCGTTGGGAACAAGACAATTAAGTATAGATACAAATACAAAATTATTAAAAGGAAAAAAATGGAGAGGATTTAAAAACTATTCACAGATTTGTAAAAATTTAGAATTTGATAGTGAAGTTAATGAGACTGGATACACTGTACATAAAAATAGACATATGAAAATAATTGAATTAGCAAGAAATAAAAAAATAGGATTAAGAGAAGCTGCAGTAGTTTTAGATTATCATCATTACTCTTCTCTTAATTTAGATTTAACAGAACAAATTTATGCCGATTTAGAATCATATAAAAAGCAAACAGGGATGATTGAGTTCTCTGATATGATTAAACAGTTTGTTGAGAAAGATAAATGTCCTCCACTCGACGTAGTCTTTCTCGATGAAGCACAAGATCTGAATCCTCTGCAATGGGATATGTTTTTTTACATTGAGTCAAAATGTAAGAGATCTTACATTGCAGGGGATGACGATCAAACAATATATACTTTTCAGGGTGCTGATGAAGATATCTTTATGAATTTAAAAGGTGAAATGGACCCTAGAGTTGAATCAAGAAGGGTTCCAAGAGCTGTACATAAAGTAGCATTAAGTATTTTAGATCAGATAGATAAAAGAATGATTAAATCATGGCTTCCAAGAGATGCGGAAGGAAATGTATATAGAGACCAATTGCTTCAAAATATAGATTTTAGTAATGGGAATTGGATGGTTTTAACTAGAACCAATGATATGTTGAAGCCAATAGCAGAACATTTAGCATTTTTAAATTTAAGATTTACTGCAAAAAAGAATGAATTTTTACCTAATGATATTTTAAAAGCATATAGAATTTGGATAAGATTAAATGAAGGTGCTTCGGTTAGTGGAAAAGAAGCTAAACTACTTTATGAAGAATGTATAAGTTATAAATTAAAACATGTTGAAAGAGGTTATTCGCAAGGTACTTCTTTTAAAGATGTAGATTCAGTAGATCTAGATGATCTTAGAATGGATCATGGTTTAAAAATATATGGAAGTTGGGAACAATTAAACATGCCTGACCATGTTAAGTCTTATATGAAATCATTAATAGCTAATGGCGATAATCTATTTTCAGAACCAAGAATTAAAATATCTACAATACACGGTGTAAAAGGTGAAGAATGCGATAATGTTGTATTATTTACTGATCTAGAAAAGGTCATTTATGATTCAGCATGTAGAAATCCTGATCCTGAACACAGATTGTTTTTTGTAGGTGTAACCAGAACAAAGGAGAACTTATACATTATGCGACCAACAATTGACAAAGAGTTTTTTTACCCGGTGGGAGATCCAATACTATGAGTAACAAAACATTTTTTAAACAAGTAGGTGGTAAACATTATAAGACAATGAAGATACAGCCATCTGTTTTTATTAACAAAAATGATTTACCTTTTGCAGAAGGCAATGCAATCAAATACATTTGCAGGCATAAACTAAAAGGTAAAAAAGAAGATATACTAAAAGCAATACACTATTTAGAAATGATATTGGAAAGAGACTACAATGTTTAATTGGAGAAAAACTTTAATTGCAGACATGGGTTTATTTACTTGTATGGGTGTATTTCTATTCTTAATTATGGTACTATAATTTATGTTTGAAGCTCAGAAAGAATGGATTTGTCCAGATAATTTTCCAAATTTAAAAGGTTATAGTCATGTAGCAATTGACTTAGAAACAAAAGATCCTGGACTTAAATCTATGGGGTCTGGAGCAATTAGAGAACATGGTAACATTGTGGGCGTAGCTGTGGCCGTAGAAGGTTGGTCAGCTTATTATCCCATTGCTCATGAAGGTGGTGGTAATTTAGATAAAGATAAAGTAATGGCATGGGTTAAAGAAGTTTGTTCTGCTTCTAACATTAAATTATTTCACAATGCAATGTATGACGTATGCTGGCTTCGAGCGGCGGGCATCAAAATTAAAGGTGAGATTATAGATACTATGGTTATGGCATCATTGATTGATGAGAATAGATTATGGTATTCATTAAATAGTGTTGCCTTTGATTATTTAGGTAAAACAAAAAACGAAACTGCATTGAATGAAGCAGCTCAATCCTGGGGAATAGATCCTAAATCTGAAATGTATAAACTTCCGGCAATGTATGTTGGGTCCTATGCTGAAAAAGATGCTGAGCTTACTTTAGAATTATATAAAGTATTAGATAAAGAAATGAAAAATCAAAGATTAGAAAAAATATTTAAAATAGAGTCAGATCTATTTCCTTGTTTAATAGATATGAAATTTAAAGGAGTCCGAGTCGATATAGAAAAAGCAAGACTCCTGAAACAACAGTTAACAAAACAAGAGCAAGAGATATTATTAAAAGTAAAACAAGAAACAGGGATAGACCCACAAATTTGGGCTGCAAAATCAATTGCCACAATTTTTGATAATTAAGTTTACACTACGAAAGAACTGAGAAATCATTAGCGCCTTCCTTTACAAAGAATTTTTTACAAGAACACAAACACCCTATAGTTCAAATGATAGCTAAAGCAAGGGAAATAAATAAAGCTCATACAACTTTTATTGACACTGTTTTAAGATTTGAACATAAAGGAAGAATACATGCTGACATCAATCCAATTAGATCTGATGTTGGTGGAACAGTTACAGGTAGATTTTCTTATTCTAATCCAAATTTACAACAGATTCCAGCAAGAGATAAAAATTTAGGACCCATGATTAGATCTTTATTTTTACCAGAAGTAAATCATAAATGGGGATGTTTCGATTATTCTCAACAAGAACCAAGACTTGTTGTGCATTTTGCAGCAGAAACAGATGAAATTAATTCAGATGATTCAGTTGATGAGATAGTAGAAGAATTTAAAAATAACTCTGTAGATTTCCATCAAACAGTTGCTGATATGGCTGGAATATCTAGATCACAAGCTAAAACAATTAATTTAGGATTATTTTATGGAATGGGAAAAGCTAAATTACAGGCCGAACTAGGTTTATCTACTAAAGCTGAAGCTGAAAAATTATTTAATCAGTATCACGATAACGTTCCATTCGTAAAACAATTAATGAATATAATAACTAGAGAAGCAAATGAATTTGGAATGATTAAAACTTTATTAGGTAGAAGATGTAGATTTGATAAATGGGAAGTAGATGAATTTAAATTTGGAGTTATGTCTACACCTTTGACTAAAGAAGAAGCAACACAAAAATTTATAGATGGTTGGTTAGCAAAATATCCAGAAGCTGATGTTGAAAAATTAAAAGCAAATCCTAAAATTAAAAGATGTTTTACATACAAAGCATTAAACAAGTTGATTCAAGGATCAGCAGCTGATATGACTAAGAAAGCTATGTTAGATTTGTATAAAGAAGGTATTATACCTCATATTCAAATACACGATGAATTAGATATTTCTGTTGTAGATGACAATCAAGCAAAGAAGATTGTTAAAATAATGGAAAACGCTGTTACTTTGGCAATCCCCAACAAAGTAGATTATGAATCCGGCGAAACGTGGGGAGATATTTATGGTTGATTATGTCTTATTTAAATGCAAACATACCACCCATATACTGTAAAATACGAAGGGAGTATTTATATGACTTACGAAAACATAAAGGCGAAGTTGAAGATTGTGTGGTCTTTGCTATTGCAAGCATTCCAGGGCGTGCAATCTTATTTCATGCTTTACTTACGAATGGTGCAATATACTGGAGGCTTCCTATCAGTGCTTTTCTTCAAGGAAGAAACAGCGGTACTGTGCATCAAGGAGAAATGGAATCTCCAGATCTCGAAGATCTTGAGCTATGGAATTCATTTAGTTAT